TCACCTACCACCTGTGTAAAATAAGGAAGTAATATTTCAGGAATCCTTCCTGTTCTTTGTCCTACATCTACAGAAACTAATCTTCCTTTTTTATTTTCATTTAAAGCAGATAAGATTGTTCTAGTACTTTGACATTGTCCTGTTCCTATCTCTAATGCAAATTCAGGTTTGCTTTCAAAAATAATCTCATATAACGATAAGATATACGACCTCATCGCTCTCTGCATTCCCTTCATTGTTAATGTTAAATCATTCATATTATCTATTAAGTATTTTATTTTTAATTTGAGTTGAACTCTGCTTCTTATAATAAGGAACTATAACTACTTCTCCTCCATAACTCTTGACAAAATCATTTGCAGGCATACTATCGTGGCTATCTGATTCTACTAATACATCTGGTCTTATTTTCTTTACATTTTCTAATGGTGAATAAGTCTTTTGTATTACTACTTCATCAACTACTTTCAAATTTTTAATTAATTCTACTCTTTCTGATAATAAGATAACAGGAGGTATCTTTTCTTCTTTAATAGCTTTATCAGATAATACTCCTATTATTAAATAATTACCTTGCTCTTTTGCTTTTTGAAAATATCTTAAATGTCCTCTATGTATAATATCTCCACAAGCATATGTATAAACTACTTTCTTTCGTTTCCACAGAATCTCATTAAAATAATATAATACTAATTTGATTGCCGTATAAGTAAATGTAATCTGTGTTACTTTTGCCCATTCACCTGTAATTAATAAAACAATCAATCCTCCTATTCCCATTCCTAGAATAATCTCATAAGTAAAAGCTTTAATAATATCTCTTAATTTTCCAATCGGTTTTTTAATTTTAAACCAAAACCTTTCGTGTAGATAAAATACTAGTACAAATGTTGCGTGATGTATAAAAGTAATCAATCCAGTTATCATCAAATGTCTCGTGTAAAAATAAGTTACAGCACTTAATATTACAATTCCTAACATTCTCCAAACTACACTTTTTAATATTGACCTTTTATGTGAATCTTTAATCATTTTATGAAGGGTAAATAATTTATTTAGCCATTCTTTGCATCGCTTAACCCTATTAAACTAAAGGTGGCTAAAACTCAACTTCAATTGTAACGCGTTTAAATCTGAGAGATGTATAATATGTCAACTTATCTTAATCTGCCTAAATCTTCTGCAGTCCAATCTAATTGTAAACAAGGATTGACATTTACATCTCTACAATCAGTCCATTCTCCTGTTTCTATTTTATTAATATGCCAATCACTACCATATCTAGCTACAAGATAATCTTCTATAAAATTAGGACAAGGAAAATCAACTCCTCTCCATTTAATAGTTCCTAATTTTTCAAAACACTTTGCTGGGTAAACATATACTCCATATCTGTGAGGATTAACCTCTCTTATTTTATACATTGGAAAATAAACAATATCTCCTTTTCTATCTGCTGCATGTATATCTACTCTACTAACTCTCCTTAATGAAATTGCACTTATTTCTCCATCTTTAGAACGATTAGTTCTTCTTGCTCTTAAATCTTCATTAGCAAATTCAATAAGAGCTTTTTTTAATTTTGGAGCATCGTCTTTCCAGAAACAAATATCTACATCATCTTCATCTCCAGCAATCATATCTCCTTCACGATGTAAGCCTAGTACTAATCCACAGTCTATCCAATATCTAATACCAAGTCTTTCAAATATACCCTTTATGTCAAGAAGATTATTGAAAGACCAATTCTTATTATATAATCTGTTTTTTTCTTTCATCTTTGTTTATGATAAAATACAAAAGTTGGCTTTTCTGGATGTACTATTTTTATCTTATCTTCACCCTCTCCTTCTAGTATTTTTTTAAGAAGTTCATAATCGTATGAAATTTTGTGTCTAGGACTAGGAAGAAGATATCCATATTTTTCAAATAACGATTTATGATAGGCAAACTCTCCTATGTCGCATTGTTGAGGTTTTATCTGGCATTTTAATATATGCTTATAATCTTTATTTATATATCCTCTAATCTCCATATCTACACCAATCAATTTTGCTTCAGGATTTTCTTGATGTGCTTTGTATAAAGTTTCTAAATGATTTGGATACCATAGATTGTCGTCATCTAGGAATACTACCCAACCTTGATTAGCAAACTTATCTTTATGATAAGAGAACGAAACCATTGTTCCAACATTACGAGCAAATCCACCATAATATCCTGTTCTTACTCCTAAATCAATCCATAATCTCTTTTTAGGAAATTTAGAATTAATCTTTAAAGCATGTAAATTATTTCTTATCTCATCTGAATTATCATTAACAATAATATGCTCCCACTTATCGTAAGTTTGTTTATCAATACAATCAATAACTCTCTTAACACCCTCGAGACGCCTAGCTGCTGTGATTATTGTAAATTGCATTAAACTGGTTTATTAGTTTTAGAGTCTATTTTAGGATAAGGTCTTCGTATATAATCTTGTTTTCTTTGATAAGGAAATGATTCTTGTTCTACAAACCATTTTGGATAACCTCTATTCTCGCAATATCCTAAATGATTACACCACAAATCTCTAGCCCAATAACATTTCTTTCCTATGCTTTCCATTCTCTTATTAAATTCTCCAGCATCCCATTTCCTATCTCCGAATCCTCCCATTTGTTTAATGTCAGCTAATCTATGTATTCTGAAATATGCTGCAAATGATTTTCTCGCTGGAACTAATTCTTCATCCCATTTATCAATATTAGGTATTCTCTGTATTCTACAACTTACACTTCCAATCTCAGAATCTCTTTTTAATAATTTTATAAGTTGTTGAATAACATCTGGCTCTAATCTTGGAACAAGCAAATCATCTTGTGTAGTTATAAATATATCTGATTTAACATACTTTAAAGCTCTATTATAGCATTCGCATAAATTCTCAGATTTACTATTATGTAATACACCAAACACAGAATCATCTTCAATCGCACTATCTAAATATGCACCTACTTCTCTTATACTATTATTATCAACTACAATAATTCTATGTGGAGTTTTGATTCGCTTATTTATATATTCTATATTCTTTTTTAAAAAAGCTAATCTATTGCAGGCGATAAGTACGATATCAATCATAATGGTTTGTTTGTTTCAAAATCTATTTTAGGGTAAACCAAACTTTTAATTTTATCATTTTTAAATGGATATCCCCAACTTCTTTTATGTTCTCCGTATCCTCTATTTTCACAATGCCCTATGTGATTACACCAAAGATTAGTAGCCCAACTAACTTCTTTTCCTATCTTTCTCATTCCATCTGTAAAGGCTAAGTCATCCCAATGTCTTTCTCCAAATCCACCCATCTCTTCGATATCTGATTTCCTTTGTATTCTGAAATAAGCAGATAGTGCTTTCCTTGCAGGAGACAATTCTTCATCTAACCATTTAACATTTGGAATATGTTGTATTCTACAAGCAATTCCTCCGTGATTTGGATACTTATTCATCAAAGCTATTAATCGCTGTATGACATCTGGTTCTAAATCAGGAACTATTACATCGTCTTGCATTGTTATAAATAATTCTGATTCTACAAGCTTAAAACCTTGATTATATCCTTCACAAATAGTTGAGCTCTCTTGTAAAAGCTTCAACCTTACATTCCATTTCTCTTCCTTTAGTTTTAATATATACTCTCTCGTTCCGTCTACTGAAACATTGTCTACTATGATTAATCTAAATGGAGTATGTATTCTTTTATATAATTCCTCAATCGTGCGCTTAGTAAATTCTAATCGATTAAATGTTAAAAGAACAATGTCAATCTGATTACTCATTTCTTTTTTTAATTACTGCCAAGATACATTTTTGAGCTTTCTCTCCTTCCACTTCAGGCATATTTCTCAATTCAATAATCTTATAATTAAGGAATCTTTTTATCAATTGTCCTAATACTGCCTTTGTCAATGCTACTTTATGAGCTTGTTCTGTGATTGTTTTAGGTCTTAATTCTCCATCAGGCACAATTATTCCAAGTGTTCCTCCTTTCTTCAAAACTCTATCCCATTCTTTTAATGTCTTTTTAGTATCAGCAAAATGTTCTAAAGAATGAGAAGCAACAACATAATCTAAACTTTCATTTTCAAACATCCATAAATCATCTCCAGATATTCCAGGCATATCTACTCCAGGCTGATTAAATAAATCTATTCCTATTGCATCAGGATGTATTTTTCTAGGGCCGCACCCCACATCAATCCCATGTCCTACACACCACTTTACTAATAAATCTCTTTGTTTTTGTGTATGTCTACTAGAATGGTCAGTTGCTTTTCCTGCTTCTGATTCTCTTTTTTCTCTCTTTTCTTGTTCTCGAGTATCGTAATTATGATTTATTTTAATAGGTTCATTTGTCTTTGGGTCAATATCAGGATATGGTTTTTCTTCTCCTTGCTTAACTCTTTCAGGACTATAAGTATAATAATCTATAAAGTCTTTTCTATAACCTTTGTTTTCAAGTAAAAATCCTAAGTGGTCTGAATATAAATGAGTAGCCATTGCCATTTTCTTTTTCTTTTCTTTCATTCGCTCAGCATAACTATGACTTTCCCAATGCTTTAATCTTCCAAAAGGTCTATCTGTTAAGAAATCTTTCTTCCATTGAATACGAAATACTGAAGGCATACTCTTGTGCGTATCAATTAAATCTTTACTCTCATCTATCTCTAATCTAGATGTTCTTTGTATTCTCATACATATAGCTCCATAATCAGGATTCCCTTCTAATAAATGCTTTATTCTTTCTAGCCAACAAGGTTTTAAATCTGGTGGAAGCAAATCGTCTTGAGTTGTTACAAACATTTCAGATTCTACATATTTCATTCCTTCGTTAAGAGCTGCAATCTGTCCTCCATTCGACGGCATTTCAATATATTTATAAATCGCCCCTATCTTCTGCTGTCGTTTTAAAATATCCTTAGTATTATCAGTTGAAGCATTATCAACTACAATGATACGATGCGGATAGTTAGTTCTTTCATAAATAGATTTAAGAACTTTCTCTAGTAGATAGGAGCGCTGGTACGTTATTAACAAAATGTCGATTTGTTTCATTCTAATAATGGTTTCAATTGATTTGTATAAATATAGTCCAAGTTACACTCCTTCTTAATCTTTAAAAACTGCTGATTTATTTTATTGTTCTTTAATTCTTCTGTAATCTTCTTTGCTAATTCTGAATAACTTTCATCATTACGACTAGCAAATGCTACATGATAGATTGAACCAAAGTTATATTCTATTGCATCTTTAGTAAAATCATATAGACAAGGCAAGTCAGCATTGATAACTATTAACTGCTTTGTCATCGAAGCTTCTAGTAAAACATTAGAACAAACTTCAGCAGTAGAAGGAAAAACAAATAAATTCGCCATCTGCATTAAATCTCTTACTACTTGACGAGGTAATCCCATTTGATATGTTTTGTCTAATTGAGATGTAAATACGATATCATTTTCATCTAATCCTACATCCTTTGCTAACTGCATCTTATCTTTTACTTCATCCTTTCTTTTTCTAGCATTAGAATTTATACATACCAGTAGAACCTTATTTCCTAACTTTTTTAAATGACTGAATACTTTTATTAATCTATCTATTCCTTTGGCGTTCATCCTAGTAGTACAGAAAGGATAAACTTGTAATATATCAGGTCTAAATAAATCAACTTTCTTGGCGATATTTCTTGTTACATCGTGCCAGTTAAAGAATAGCTCAGGGTCTTTATCATTATATACGACACCGACATCTTCTTTATCTACTCCTATGTGTCTAGCAAATCTTTCTTTATCAGCATGATTCATATAAATGTATTTGCTATTAGGCATTTTTAGTTTAAGCATTTCGCCTATTCCAGAATGAACCCAATGTAACCATTTGATATCAACTCCGCATTCCATAATAGCTGCTCTATAAGTAACAAATCCTCTTAAGTACATTAAGTCATGAGTAATAGCTACATCGAACTCAGATAGTTCTTTCTTAAAAATTTCGATGATTTGCTTCTTCACATCATGATTGACTACTTCTTTCTCTATTCTAAAATGTGGAAGGATAGCCCTCATTTCACAATCAATGCCTTCTCCTTGACAAGTCTGTTGTGCGTAAAATACAACTTCATGCCCAGCATTCATTAAAAGTTTAATCTGGTCTCTTACATCGTTAACCAAAGAATAACTTTCTGGCATATTTCGAAACGCAGTTATTATAGCAATTTTCATTGTTATTTTGTCATATAAGGGTTTTTGCTTTTACTTAACGGAGACATCATTCTATTCTTTCTTATATTTCTCATAGTTCTACTTAAAAGCTTCTCAGTATGTCTAGTATATAGCTTTGCTACTCCTGATGCTTGTAAGCCATGAGCTATATTATTCTCGACTACGTCAGTATCACCCATTTTATGATTCTTATAATCTTCTGTGTAAATTATTTTAAACACTTTTTTATTTATTTTAATTTTCTAATAAGTCTAAAGAGATGGAGCTGTTCTGTAGAACATACATAAGTGCAAGCTCATTACTCCATCCCTTTAATTAAGTTTATACTCCTGTAAGTTTCTTCATTGCGGCTTCTAACACACAAGTACCAGCAATCCTTTCGACTACTCTGATACCAATTTGGTCTTGTTCCCATGCTGAACCACCGATATTAGAAACTGTAACAGTCATTCTCTTTCTATCACCTAACCAGTATCCTGCTTTGAAATCACCGAAGTAAATTTCAGTTTCAGGAACCCAGTTGTTCTCGATTACTGGATATCCGTAAACGGTAGATGGTTGTCCTGGAACAACACTATCTTGCCAGATATATCTATTTTGACTATCTTTTACCATTCGCAAATCCCTAATATTAGCGTTACACATTAAGAACTTGGCTCTAGTTCTGTACTGAGTAGGTAACAAATAAATCAATTTGATTATATCATCAAAATCTAAGGCGCCTACACGAGCGATACTTCCAAGGGTACATTGTGTCAATCCAGTTGGCTGTCCCGAACCTGTACCAGCGACAATAACTTTATCTTCTTCTTCTGCGATTCTGTCTGAGAACAAATCGATTATAGTCTTTACGATATCGAAATCAGTTGCGTCTTCGATAAGTTCTTCTGAAGAATAGATAATGGCTGCCATTTTATAAGCTGTCAATGTCTTTTCAGTAAAGCTAGCTGTAGTAGTAGTCTTTGCAGCATTTTCTGATGTCCAGAACACATTAGGACGTGTAACAAGTTTAGGAATCTTCATTGTCAAGCGTCTCATAGGAATAACTCGTACAAGACTTCTCATTCTTGTTGGAGCTTCCAAGCTCTTGATTAATTCAGCTCTAAACTCTTCTGGGACCAAATATCCTCCATCAGCTGGAACTCCTTCAGATAATGCTTTCAAGACAGGTTCATTGTTATGAACTAAAGCATCGAAGAAAGCGATAATCTTTTCATTTCCTGTAAGCGAATCACTATCCTTTTTAACATCGCTTCCATTGAAAATCTGCTTAGCATATGAACCGCCAGTAATACCATCAACTTTTTCTCTTAAATCTTTCAAATTAAGGCTTTTGACGATTTTACTAGAGATATTATCAGCTATTTTTTCAGCTTCAGCTTCTTCGGCTGCAGCTTCTTCTTCTCCTTCTACTTTGTCTCCTTCTACCTTTTCTTCTTCTGTCTTTCCTTCTTCTTTATCTTCTTCCTTTTCTCCTTCTACTTTTTCTCCTTCATTTTCTACTTTTGGGTCTAATTCTTTTTTATTCATTTTGTTTATATTGGCGTAATAACTTTCCCACCAATTTATCAATTTTTCTAAGTACCTGCACCTTAATTCGCTTTTTGCGTGATTTTCGTGCTTCTACTATGCGACCTTTAACAGCATCTGGATATTCTACAACTGGACTGTCGTCTGACATATCCAAGAGATTGTGTAATACCTCTGCCGTTGTTTCTATTTGTTCAATAGTACTACTAATTAATTCACGATTCTTTTTTGAGATTACTCTCCCTGACTTTTCTCCTAACTGTTCCATTAAATTCTTTTTGATTTTATTTAAATCAAAATCGACATTCTTGTCATCAATTGTAAATTTAATATCTAATCCTTTCTCTTCTTTATCTGCTTCTTTATCTTCAGGTTCCTTTTCTTCTTCTTTTACTTCCGGTTCTTTTTCTTCTGGTTCCTTTGCTTCCGGTTCTTTTTGTTCGTCAACTTCTCCATCACCCTCTTTTTCTTCTTCTACTTTATCTGGCTCTTTTTTATCTTCATCAATTTCTTCTACTTTATTAGGTTCATCTTTCTCTTCATCTTTTTCTTCCTTTTCTTCTTCTTTATTCTCAGGAGGTTCTTCTTCAGAGACATCTTTAACCCAACTATTTATTTCACTTTTTTCTTCTGAAGTAATAGCTTTAGTAGATAGTGTTAAAGCTCCAGCATTAGCAGGAACTGGTACAGCGGATATTTCTAACAATTCAGCTTTCTCAATAATATGATAATTATCTTCGTTAATTTTCTTAGGAATAAATCCTACAGAGAATGCTTTCATTATTCCTTGTTCAAACATTTCTCCTACTTGACGTGCTTTTTCTGTAATGTTATGAAAAACAACTGTAAAGATTAGCTTCTTATCTTTGACTCTAATATCCTTAGCTATTCCAACTGGAGGTTCATTGTATTGATGAGCAAATTGAATAACAGGATTCTTTTTAAAGTTTTCCAATTCCCATCCCGTAGATTTAATAACATCTCCCATTCTATCTTCCTCTTCGCTTGAAGCAATGCCAATAATTCCTTCTGCTTTAATCTCAGCTAATGCCGTTATACTTCTATTGTCTATTTTTTCTGGCATATTTAATTTTTTATTTATTGTTTTACGACCTTAATTTTACGTTTGATTCTTACCACATCAAGTAATAACCAAAGATTCTATTTATGTTTATATCTCTACGAGCAATGTAAACAAAAAAGCATTTTATGTTTGATTTTTATTTACATCTTTCTTTTTTTTCTTTTCGTCATCTTTTCTAAGCAACTCTAGCATATACTTTTCTAATGTTTTCTTTCCTACTATAATAAAATATCGTTCAGTTTTACTCATAATTATTTTTATTTTAAAGATAATAAATACTGTCCAAATTTCTCTGCTTTTCCTTTTAAAGTTCCATTTCTTGCATAAAGATAAGACTCTGCAAAAAATTCATTAGCCGTAGAAGTAGCATATCTACTCATATCTTTTTCTACTCTCTTTGTAAAAGCATCGCTTTGATACTTTAACCATTTACTCTCATCAAAATTTTTTACTCCAACATACTTTTTAATATTTTTTACAAAGTCAGCATCAACCATCAAATTATCAACTCTTCGTGGAGTAAATATTATATGCCCTTCTTCGTGTCTTAAAATATCTTTTATAGTATATTGATTAATCCATTGTCTCTTTCTCGCACCTTTTAAAATACTTTTTAATTTAGATAAATCTCCTTTAAAAATATTGGTATTTAATTCTATAATATCTTTTCCCTTAACATTCACTACTCTTGCTAATCCTTCTTCAGAAAATTTAACAAAATTTATTTTCGAAATTTTATTTCCTTCTCTTTTCAATTCTTCTAAAGTCCTTTCAAATTCTTTTCTTGCTTCTTTAGTAAAATCAGTTTTTTCAATACCAGAAACTTCTATACTATGTGGAATCTCTTTTAAAAATGGAATAGTTGTACATCTACAACTCGGATGTAATGGAGGATAACCAACATTACCATAATCTAAAGATAATTCTCCTAATGATTCTCCTTTATCAAAAAAATTATCATCTAGTTCTATTATTCTTCCATCCATATCAGAACAAAACGGACATGTCCTTTCATCAAAAGCAGTAAGCCATTCCTTCCCCTTAACAACTCCTGATTGTTTATATGCTTCTACAGTAGCAAAGTTAGTTGCTCTCGAACTTTCTGTTCTAGCAATAGACAAAGCTCTATATGTACTAGCAGAATTAAAAACTCCTTTTACTCTTTTACTCAATTCTACCACACTCTCTTTTGACGCTAATCCTTCTGATAATGTTTTTCTTAATCTATTATTAGTAACAGCATTAACTTCTTTACCTAATTTAAGTGGTTCCTTCTTTAGAAAAGCGGTAACATTATCTGAACCAATGAATTCCACTGAACTCCCCATTTCAGATAAAGTATAATCGCCTACCTTAAGAATCAAATCGTCTTCAATAGGTTCTACTATTTTTGCTAACTTACCTGCTTCGTCAGAAGCATCTAATAACATATCATCAACACCCTTTATCATTAATTCCCAGTAAAGACTATAATCATCTCTAGAAGAATCACTAGCTGCTCTTATCCTAGTATCCATACTCTTATTAGATACTTTTGATAGAACAATCATTTCCTGTCTTTTAAAATATTTTTTTAATACTACAATGAGCTCTTTCTCCGCCTGCTCTTCAATCTCAATTTGTTTATACCAGAATGAAATATTATCTTTTATACCATATTCTATTTCACTAACTTCTCTTTCTTGGAATTTATTATCAACACTTTTTTTTTTATTAACTTCTTCTTTTTTATTGTTTATCAATTTCTTTTTAGTCAATTCTGCTTTAACTAATTTCTTAACTGCTTCATTTATCTTTTCTACTTTCTTATCTCTTTTAGCATTCAATGACTTTCTTTGTTCACCAAATAAATCCTTTGGTA